CCGCCCACCCGAATTGTTTTTGCACTTTTGAACCTGTGCTCGACACTATGCCGGATCTTCCGGTTTCTGATGTGAAGGAGTTTCCCGAATGGCTGGACATTTAGCTATCAAGAAGCCCAAAGACCTCGACGCCTACGACACTACTGGCGGAATCTTTGCAGAAGTTTCTGATTCTGTCCCGCAAATCCACAACGTCGAGCATTTGATCAAGATGATCGAAGGCGATCCGAATTGTGTGGTCGAAGCCCGACTTCACAACGGAGAAGGATTCGTTGAGCTTGATCGCGAAGGCTTTCTTGAATCTGTTAAGCAGACGGTCAAAATGCGAGAAGGCGCTGACGCGTTCGCAACAGACGGGGATATCGCCGGTGCTGGCGGAGACCTTGTTGGCAGATCGTTCGTCCCTACGCTTGGTGGTCCGTTCTTCAAGAACCTTTACCAGCGAGACTTTATTCAGCAAGCGAACGCTGCGTTCTATGCCTACAACCACCACCCAATCGCGCATCAAGCGGTAAACATCATCAAAGATTTTACGCTCGGTCGAGGCTTCCGAGTCGACTGCGAGAACAAAGCGGCACTGGCTTTATGGCGAGCGTTTGAGGATGCGAACAGGCTTCAAGAGCAGATTCAGCAAGCGGCAACCGAACTGGCTATCAACGGTGAAATTGCTTTCTGGGCACTTCCAGACAACAACGCTCGAATCACGCAGCGTCCTTATCCCGGTCAGAAAATCCCGAAGGCTTTAATCCCTCGCGTAAGATTAGTCGACGCTACCGTCTTTTGGGACATCGTAACGATTCCTGAAGACGTATCGGCGGATGGCGTTCTTTATTACGTCTGGCTTGCGCCGACGCAGTGGCAGGTATTTACGGGACTGTCGGGATCTAACGTCCCGACGACGAAGTTTATTTTTCAAACGATTCCTGCGGATCAAGTCGACCACTACAAAGTGAATTCGTTTTCGAACGAAAAACGAGGCAGGTCTGACCTGTTCTCGGTGCTTGGGTTTTTGAAGCGGCTGACCGACTCGGTGAATTACCAAATCATCGCGCTTCAAAAGCAATCGGCGTTTTGTATTGACACCACGATTCGTGGATCACAGGGCGACATCGATAACTACATCTCGGATCAACAGTCCGCAGGAACGATCGCCCCTGCTGGCTCTGAGTTCGTTCACACTGACGCGATTGAGAGAAAGTATCTGGGTGTCGAAGGCGGCAGAGGCGGCGTTTCGGAAGCGTTTAACTGGACGCTTTCTATGGTAGCCTCTGGTCTGGGAATTCCTATCAGCTACTTTGGAACGCATTTGTCTGGCGGTCAGACCCGAGGCTCAGCAATCGTCGCAACGGAGCCGGTCGCAAAGCGATTCGAGATGCGCCAGCAAGTTTACGAGCGGATTATCAAGCGACTTTGGAAGCGCTGCATGGATTGGGCGGGCATCGCGGACGTTGATTGCGAAGTCACGTTTCCTGAAATCATCACGGCGGATAAAACTCAGAAGCTCAAAGATATCGCTTTAGCCAAGGCTGAAGGCTTCATCTCGCAAGAGCGAGCAGCCAACATGGCATCAAAAGAACTCGGGGTGACTGAGTTTGATTACGAAGTTGAAAAAAGAAAAATTGAAGAAGAGCGAGAGTCTGGGGATTTGGCATTTGCGCCTTTGACGAATCCACCCGGAATGAAGAGCGCTCCTGCTGATGAGCCCGCATCGGCATTGAGCGGGCAGCAAAAAAACGACATCAAAGACGAGGGTCTATGAGTAAGAGCCATCTTGAAAAAATATCGGAAGCTAAAGATACCGGAGAGATTTTTGACCGTCCGGAAGATTTCGGGATGCCCACGTTTGACGAGTTCTGCAAAAACAGAGAAAAATATATGGGTCGTGACGATGACCGATTGATGGAAGTTGAGCGTGGCAGTCAGTCGATGCGCCGCAACGTATCGCGACACGTTTACGAGATTGAGGGTTATCGTTGCAGATCGCTTGAGGAAGTCGAAAGGATAGCGCGAGACATGGGAATCAATCTGCGGGAGCTGGACTATCGCCCGCAAGTTCAAAAGGCGAGTGCCGGGAAAGTAGACCTGCTAGTGCGGTTCGTTTCTAAGTCGACCCGAGATAAGAGGAAAAACTGGGGATGAAGTTTCTAGAGCGCTTCGTGTCAGCTTTGCTCGGGGAGCAGGTTCAATTCTACGAGTCTGCGGCTGAAGTGAAGTCCGTCGGATTGAAGTTCCACGGTGAAGAAGCCTATCTCGCCGGCGATCCGGTCTGCAACGCGCCGCGTTATTACGGGCAAGACTTTTACGAAGCGGCCAAGCAGGTTCCTGTCGCTGTTGGGAGCGCACCCCTCCATAAAGCCGATTTAACGCGTTTGATTGCCGGGATGTACCCGAAGGCGGCAAGTTCCACGGACAGCGCTCCAAGGGCGAGTCTTGAACCGGTAAAGGCAAAGGGCAGCAGGAGGCTCACTTTCCACGGGGAAGAGAGCTACACCATTACGAAGACCGCTAAGAAAAGCAGCGTACCAGCACCAGCCCCAGATGCCGATAAAGCCAAGGCAGAGCCCACCGATCGTGACGCTGCGCATAAACTGTTACTCGATAATCCGGGAATGAGTGGGCCGGATCTCGTCCAAAAAATGCGATCAATGGGGCTCAAGCTCGTTGACGAAAAAGCTGACGTCGGCAAGCCGGACCCGAATGCGCCGAGCGTAGACGAACAGATTCAAGCGCTCATGCTCAAGAGCCCGGACATCTCTGGACAATCGCTACTAGCAGCGATGAGTTCAATCGGGATCAAGGTCGTCAAAGAATCGGATTCGACCTCTGCTGGTGTTGCGGTTTTGCGCGGCGAAGCTGAAGGCGGCAAATACGCGCACATCGACTTCAAGCCACCCTCGGGCGCGCGCAAGCAAGCACAGCAAGGGTTGGAACTGAGGAAAGAACATAATCGTGGAGGAACGGCAGTTGGCGTAGCCCGAGCGAGGGATATTGCCAACGGCAAAGCGTTGAGCCCCTCGACGATCAAGCGTATGGTTTCTTTTTTCGCGCGTCACGAGGTCGACAAAAAAGGCAAAGGATTCAAGCCCGGAACGGATGGCTATCCTTCTGCGGGTCTCGTCGCTTGGAAGCTCTGGGGTGGCGACGCGGGCAAGGCTTGGTGTAACAAAGTTGCCACGCAAATGGATGCTGCGGACAAGAAAGAATCGAATGCAGTTCGCGTTAACTACACAGTTCGCGATTCTCGGTTTTTAGAGGCTTCGCGAGACGATGGGGTTGGTCCGACGAAGTTCAAAGTCGCACTCATTCAAGAAGGTCTCGGAAATCTGCGCGATTGCTATTACTACACTAGAGAAGCGCTAGAAAACGCTGCCTCAACCGCAGCCTTTGAAGGCAAGAAGTGTTACGCAGACCACCCAAGCGCTAGCGAAGAACAAGACAGACCGGAAAGATCAGTTCGCGACATTATCGGCCACTTTGAGAACGTTCACATCGAGGAAGCTGACGACGGTTCCGCTAAATTAGTCGCCGATCTCGTGATGTTGCCGGCTCAAGCCTTCGAGTGGTCGCGTACACTCGTTGCTTCCGCAATTCGTTTCTCAAAAAAATACCCAGATCGCGAACTCGTCGGTCTTTCAATCAATGCGAGCGGCGATGCCTCGCCTGTTCCGATCGAAGATTTTATGCAAAACTCGGCGTTGCCAGAATCGGCTAAACCGAAACTGATAAAGGCCAAGGAAATGGGAGTGACCCAAGTTCGGGTTGTTTCTGGGATCAAGGATGCAATCTCTGTTGATCTCGTGACCGAACCGGGATGTAAGGGAAAGATTGAAGAGTTCATCGAGGGTGAAAAATAATGAAAAAAGAATCCGGGAGAAAGCCTGATTTCAATTCATCACAAAGCTCAACAATGGAAAAGCATGATGGGCCATTCATCTGTTGATCAGGCTCTGGATGATATGCTGGACATGCACAAAGACCTAAGGGGAGACACAATGAGTAAAAAAATGAAGCACGCTGAAGACGAAGCCAAGAAGGAGGCGAAGCACGCCGAGGAGGAGGCCAAGAAAGAATCTAAGCATTCTGAGGATGAAGCCGAAGACGAAGCCAAAAAAGAGTCTGAGGAATCAGAAGAAGAAGAAGAAGAAGAGTCCGAAGCCAAGAAAGAAGCTGACGACGAAGAAGATCACGATGACGAAGAGCAGGACAAAAAGCTCATTCTTCAGATGATCAAAAAGCACATGGGCGAGGAAGAAAGCGACGAGTGTTCGGAAGAAGAAGCCGAAGCGATGCACCAAGCCTACGAAGCCTACAAAGAACTGGGCGAAGAAGAAGACGAAGCCATGAAGTGCGCAGGCAAAGCCATGAAGCTAGCCAAGCACATGGCGTCCAAGAAACAGGCCGAAGCAGAGAAGTGCGAAGACGAGGCTGCGCCCAAGAAAGAAAAAGAGGTTGTCCCTCTGACTGCTAAGCCGGAGAAGCACGTTAAGAAAGAATCCGAAATCAAGCTTGCTGCTCGCGTAGCGATGCTTGAGCGCGAACTGAAGAAACACGAACTCGCAAAGGTTCTCGACAAGAAGCTGAAAGAGTCGGGTCTGGGGCGCGCGGAAACTGACAAGATTCGTTCTTTGATTGGTGAACCCAAGTCCGAAGAACAAATCGTTGAAACAATCAAAATTTTCAAAGAGGCTTTCTCTGTGCGCGGAAGTGAGTCCACGCTCAAGAAGGGCAACTTCTTTGTGACGACTGAACGTTCAGAGACTCCTGCGAAGAAGACGGGTAAGGTAAACTTCTCGGATATCTGATCAAACAAAACTGAAGGAGAAACAAAACAATGCCTACTGTTGCAAAAAATAGAATCGTCCGTCAGGTGGCGCCGATTTCCGTTTTTGAAGACGCGAGCGCACTTATCTCGTCCTCAATTTCGTGGAATCAGGGCGACCTGATTTATCTTGATACCACCAACAATCTTCTCAAGCCTTTGGCTTCTGACGCTAACGCTGCAAAAATTTGCGGCATTGCTCGTCAAACTATCGTAAGCGGAAAGCTTTCTCCTGTTTATCAGGGAACTGCTGTCGACGCATCGGTGGCTATTGAAGGTCTCGCCGGCCCACAAGCTGGCGTGATCGCGAGGCTCAAGTTGAAGTCAGGTGACGCATTCGTTCCCGGTCAAGCCGTTTATTACGGCGGAGACGCGCAGACGGTTGCGACTACCGGTACAAACCCCGTTGGTTTGTTCCAAGACGCTGCGATCACTGCCGGAGCTACGTCTGAAGGTGATATCATGTTGATTCAGTCAGTGAATAGCGGACTGTAATTGAAAGGAAAATGAAACAATGAGTCATAAACTCTATGGAAAGAATACCAAGGAGCAGAACGAAGCTGCGCTTAAAGAAGCGATGTGGCGTTCTGAAGAGGAGAAGTCTGCGCTAGAAGAAATGCAGAACAGGTTCGGTGTCGACATCCGTGACCCGAAAGCATTCCCGGTGATGAAGGGCGGATTCTTTAAAGAAGCTCAAAAGAAGCTGCGCGAATCTGATTCCGTTACCGCGTTTCCGGGCGTTCTCCGCGCTGGTGTGCAATCAATCGTGAACTCGGCTTATGAGACCGTTGACGTAACGTTCTCTGACTGGGCTCATGCAGTGACCAGCACCAAGCTGGAAGAGCTCTATGCTCCAATTCAGGGCATCGGGTTTCCATCGCAGGTCGGTGAAGCTGAAGTGTACCCTGAAGTTGGGGCTGCGGGTTTGGACATCAAGCTCCGTAACCGCAAGTTCGGGACCATGCTTTCAGTCAATCGCGAGCTTATGGAAATGGACCAGACCGGCCAGTTTCAGAAGCAAGCCGGACTGCTCGGCGAGTACGCTAAACAGGTTCTTGAAGTGTACTGCTACGGAAAGCTGGCATCCGTTGCCAGCATGAAGTATGCAAACATTTCGGTTCCGGTGTCTGAAACGAAGCCCGCTGACGAAGCGACCTATCCTTGGTCTACTTCGCTGGTTGGCGGCGGATCGAACCGACCTGCGGCTTACGCTGCATTGTCTCAGTCTGAAATTCAGAAGGGGATTATCGCCCTGATGAATCAGCTTAATCTGCTCGGCCTCAAGATGAGCGTCAACCCGAAGCGACTTTTGATTTCTCCCTACTATCGGTTTGATGCCGCCGTGTTGCTTAATTCCGGTTGGTACCCGACCGGTGCCGCATCGGGAACGACTGGCTCAGTTGGAGCAATCAACCCCTTGCAAGGCATTCTTGATCTGACCACGTCGCGCTTCATGTTCGACAACAGCGGATCTGTGAACGCTAGCAGCAAAGCATGGTACATCGTTGACGATTCCAAGCCGTTCTTCGTTGTGCAGGTTCATACCCCTGCCGCCGTTGAGCTTGAAAATCCAGTCAGCGGGCAGAGCTTCGATCGCGACATCGTTCGCTTTAAGCTCCGAACGATTGCAAACGCGGACTTCATTGATCCTCGTTTTGCTTATCGCGGCAGTGACGGTTCTGTTTGATAAAATAAACCTTGTTGGGGTGGGCGTACTTGTTTACGCTCACCCCTACGAGGGGTAAAATGAAACAACACACCAAAGACAAAAAAGTGTACGCGAGGACGTTGCCTCCGGTTGAATTGCGCATTCCCGAGGAGAAGGCTTCTACGATGGCGCATCACGATGCCCAAACTCGCGTCACGGAATTTAAGACCTTGGCCGAGAGAGTGGCTAAGAGCACCTTGTACTTTAAAAATTGGTACGTCGAAGAACTCAGGGATCGGTTTAAAAACTTTGACCGAATGAAAAGAATCGATCAAGTTTTCCCATACGCCAAGCTGTCCGAAACGAAGCAAGCTTGCATGGTGCTTTTCGACACCCCAAAGAACGAAAGCGACTTGGAAATTTGTCTGCGCAAAGCACCGATTATTCGCAATTTAGGCTATCGTTACGCGATCATTGAGAACGATTCGAGCTTGTTCGATGTTCTCGAACAGTTGGGGGCTGTATGAGTTGGGCAACCGCACTAGCCGATCTTCGTTTGAAACTGTCAGACAATTCTAACGATAAGCTGCGTGCATTCAAGCGTGTGTTCGGCCAAGTAGACGGTTCCAACAAAGTTTTCAAAACTTTCGAGTTTCGTCGTGTCACGGACTTCACATCTGCTTCCGCACCTCTGGGAGTTTACATCAATCAAGTTCGTCAAAACACTGCGGCGATAGCATCAGATGATCTCGGAACTGGCTACTTCACTCTAGTTGCCGCACCATCAGGCACCGACGTCGTCGAAGCTACTTATTACATTCAGTTTTTCTTAGACGCAGAGCTTCAATCGTTTTTGAGATTTGCCGCTAATTGGCTCGGGCTCGGAGACGATTACACTCAGGTCCCGACGGGTTTGGTTCCATCGGCGACTCATTTCGCACTGGGCGAAGCCTACGGAAAGTTATCGATGCGATTCGCCGAACACATTAGTGAAACGTATCGCATGGAAGATGCCCCGACTGAGGATCGTTTCAAAATCGTCGACGAATACAAACAGCTCGCAAAAATGGCGAGAGAAGAAGCCGAACACTTCCGTGACGAATACTACAAACGCCAAGGGCAACACCTTTCTCCTCTTTATGGCCTTAACATCGGAACCGTAAGAGATGTGGGGCCGAACCGATGATCAAGTTTGAAAAAGAACGAGACGAAATAACGCTGCGGCTCATGGGAACGTTAAATCGCGTTCGGTCTCTTCGCCCTTTTTTGAACAAGAATGTCGTGGAGCAATTTCGGAACGTTCAAAAGAAACGCTGGCTTACAGAAAACACTTCGGAAGGTCAGAAATGGCAAGAGCTGAGCCCATTTTACGCGGCAAGAAAGCGCAAGGATTATGCCAAGTCTAATCACGGCGGGAATCAAATTTTGTACGCTTCGGGAGATTTGTTCAAGGCGGTGATCGGTCCCGGAAAAGGGTTCAAAAAACTGGTTACGGATAGAAAGCTGATTCTTGGTATCGACAGCTCGATTATTCCTTACGGTCAAATCCATGACGAAGGCGGAAGAATCAAGGCCGCTCGTGCTAACATTAGCATACCGAAGAGACCGTTCACGCTCTACAGCAAAGCGACTATGCGTGAATTTTACGACATGATTTTTGAATACGTGGTGAAAAACAAAATAAAGCCAAACACGAATGCCTAGTCCGATTGTAAGACACTTAGTAGAAACGGCTGTTGATTCGATCGTCTCGAAACTGAAGACTGATCTGCCCACGGCTTTGTCTGGCATTCGGCAAAATCGCGGCGACAACTTGGTAACGATGGAACCGCCAAGAGACTACTATATTTATCCGCGAGCGCAGGGGTATCGCACTCCCGCTGTGTTCGTTATCGGCGACAGAATCGACTTCTTGAAGGCGCAGCGTCAAGCAAACTTCATCAGCGCATCTTGCAGAGTTAACATCTCGGTGCTGGTAGAAGACAAAGACGCAGAGCGTCTAATGAGGAAGTCTTACAGGTATCAATCTGCGGTTCATCAGGTCTTGGATCAGCAGCCATTGATAAGCGCAGACAATCAAGCGAGAATGACAGTCGTTATTCAAAATGCGAGCTTTTCTGCGATTTACTCAAACGTGGAACCAAGCAATCCGCAGGCGGTTTTCAGGCAAGAGATTTCGCTTGAATGCGATGTATACGATTTTGAACAACTCTAGGAGGTTTGAAAAATGAGTACGGCGACAGTCACAACTACTAACATGGAGCTTTCCCCAATGAGGGTTAGCTTCGGGACCGCTGGGTCCGAAGTGGACCTTGGCGGCACTTTGGGCAACGTGGTTCTTTCGGCAAAATACACTAAAGCGAACATTCTTGCAGATCAGAGCGGTTCAACCGTTCGTGACCGAAGAGTGTCCGGAGTGGAAATCCAAGTTACTACCGAGCTTTCAGAAATTCAGAACAAAGACGTTTGGAAGATCGTGTTCCCTCATGCAACGAAGACCGGTGCCGGTTCTACCACTTCGGCTGCTATTCGTTTCGACGACGCCATGTCGGACAGCGATTTGGCGAACGCCAAGCAGCTTATTCTTCATCCGCTCACGAAAAGCGATGCAGACAAGTCGACCGACTACACGTTTTTCAAAGCGGTCGCCTCCGCTGAGAGTTCGATCACTTATGGGCCTAACGATCAAGCCCGCCTGAAGATCGTTTGGAACGTTCTTCCGGATAACTCTGCCACGCCGAACAAGTTCTTTCGTTACGGTGATCCGTCTATCGTTTCTACCGCTGCGGTAGCTGGTGCTCCTTCCTTCACCGGAACTGGTAACGGTACATGTACGGCAGTTACAGTTTCCAACACCTACACCAAAACGGAAACGATCACGATTCTGTGTTTGGGCATTCCATCGGCGAACAATTCGAACTGGAGCGTTTCGGGTTCTGTGTCCGGACCGCTCGGTATTCTTCAGCTTACTGGCGGAGCTGGCGGATCGGGAGCATTCACCTCCGGTCCGATCAACTTTACACTGACGGATGGAAGCACTGACTGGGTGGCTGGCGACGTGTTCACGATC